AGATTCCTTCTAGTTTACACAATGGAGCGCCACTATCTTTCATTGGAGCGGCGTGTTGACCTCTGTAATCTTCAGGAATTACATCAGGAGTTGGCGGCGTGTAGTTGTTTGATGGGTTGTTTGGAGCATCATCACGCGCCTTCATAATTGACTTGTAAAACTCTCCAGTTTCTTGTGATGGATTTGCGCGATAGTCCGCATAGGCTTGAGTAGCCATGCTATTTAACTCGTAATAGTCATTTGGCAAAGCTGCTTTCGCTTCTTGCTTTAATAATCCAACTTCAGGAACGGCTCTGCTCATAGAACCTTGGCTCAAGTCACCCAATAATTGAGCTGGCATACCGCCACGCTCCATAGTTCGAGTAACAACAGGAGCAATGGCTTTTTCAGCCGCCATGCCAGCGCGTTCAGCCTGTGCCGCATACGCTTGTTTTGGAATAGCAGCCAACAATGAGGCTTCAGGCATTACAGGCGGCAACTTAGATGCCTCAAGCAAACCAGCCAATTGTTGTAAATTTGCCTGTCCTTGAGCCGTTCTTGGTTGGTAAGTGTTGCGCTCCATGAACTGCTGCGCTTCTCGTGCTGCAATCCTTGGAGCTTCAGGCGTACCGTAAGCACCGCTTGTAACGCCTTTATACAGGCCGTATGGCATACCAACCAAGCCTGAGACAGCACCAGTACCTAAAGTCGCACCTGACTCCAACAAGCCGTAGATTCGTTTTAGGTACTCGTTGTCCATAGTTAACTCAGCTTTTCAATTGGGATAAATACGTTGTCAGACCACACTCGCTCTGCGAAAAAGTAGCCCATTCGTTGAATCATTATAGCGATTTCAGCGTCATTCATGCCATTTTTGGCGAGCTTCTTCTGCTCAATGATGATGATTGGGCGTGAGCGCATGATCGTGTTACGAGCGCCACGGATAGCGTTTTCCTCAAAGCCTTCCACATCCAACTGGATTAGGTCAGGGTTTAAGTTCAGGCTGTCAATGGTCATCATTGGGATGCCTTCATCAGCTTCCTCAATCTGGAGCGCACCGTAGTTCTTATCTCCGTCACCATCCACAGACTTGCAGAAACCTTCTTTGTCGGACAGTCCAGCCTTGTAGATTGTGACGTTTGCTTCGTCTACGTTTCGCTTAAAGCACTCAAAGTTAATGTCGTTTGGCTCAAACGTGACAACTTCCTTGAACAAAGGCGAGTAAATCTTTGACCAGACACCACAATTACCACCAGCATGAATGACTAGATTGCGCTCAGGAACCCACTTAACCAAGTCAGGAATGGCAGCAATCTCAACAGGAATCCACTTCCATGCTTCTACGTCTTCTTTTGGCCACCACCAACCATCACGTTGCTCAATTACGCTTTCCATTTTTCAGCCCTTTCATAGCCGTTAGTGCTTCCCCAGAATTGGGTAGCGAAACAATGCCCGTTGCCTTCGTACTTATAGCCTGAGAAGTGATCTCTTGTGAAATAGTGAGAAGGGTAAACAGTAAGTGGGTACTCGGTCTGGTTGTAGACCTCAGTTATGTGCATTGGCCCTGTTTCAATCCAAGCCCGTTGTTTAGTAACGGAATCCTTGGAGCGTAGGCGCTCGATACATTCACCGAAAAATGGATTGTTTGGCGTAGATGCCATGACGCTGACGTTAATCAGCCCAGGTCTGCGGGTTTCCTGTTCCCAATGAGCAAAAGCATCGGGTTTAAGCAGCCAATCCTCTAACGGCGCAAGGCAGGCAGAATCAGCGTCTAGCGTAATTCCGCCTTCGTTGTAAAGGATTTCATAGCGCATCAGGTCTGCAACACCACACAGCTCATGTTGAGACATTTCCTTGATGTGCTTGGCATTAAACCACTTGGTTGACTTTAGATCGTCATTACCCCAAATCCGAACCTCGTAGTCAGGATTTAAGGTTTTCCAAGTGTCAATGCAATGATCTGGTCGTTTGGATTCATCTCCAACCCAGACAAAGTGAAGTTTTTTAGGAATCACTTTTTCTTTTTGGCAACGCTTAAAGCAATGGCTAGACCCTGCTTTGGATTAGTGACAACTTTTCCACCCTTGCCAGAGTGGAGCTTGTCAGCTTTGTATTCTTCCATGACTTTGCCAACTTTCTTGGCTTGTGGCTTACTCATCTTCATATTCAGCCTCTTTCATCACTGGGGCTTTTTCCCATGCTTTACAGGTACGAGCGTGATGGCAAATGAACTCAAACTTGTTGCAGTAGCCACGACCACCACCGTCTTTGTCAAACTCGTCTTGTGGCACGACTTCCATTGCTTCCAATGTTTCAGGCGCGTCATCAAAATATTCGCAATTGGCACACAGGCGGCGCTTTGCTTGGTCTGGTGATGTACGCCATACGTTAGCGAGTTCACGCCAATACTCAGAGTTTGGAGCGTCAACCTTGACAGGGCCGAGCATTTGAGTCTCAACCAGTGTGTCACGGGTTTTTTTGTTTGATTCTGCGGTCAAGCCTTCGATAACGGGCTTCTCAGCCTCAATTTCTTCGATTTCAATCTTGATTTCAGCAGCAGGGGCGAGCAATCCAGCCATAAAAGCCTTTCAAAAAGAAGGCAGACGAACTGCCTTTAAGACCTAATCGCCATGAACAAACGAGTAGGCAACTGATAGTTTATTGTATCTCAGAAGGCCATTTACCACTATCTTTTAGCTTTGCTACTGTCTTTTGCCAAGCCATTTGCCAGAGCATCCTGCGCTGTTCTTTAGTTAGTCGAGCGCCTTGGTCTAGTTCCGTGTGACAGGTTTGGCAGAGTGCAGCCGTAAATTCATCACTTGCCTTGATGCCCCTGCCTTTTCCATGCTCTGCCCAATTTGAATGAGCCGCTTGTGTCTGTCCTTCGATGTAGCAGTTCTGGCAAGGCAAGTCTGCCACGTTCTTTAGGTGTGATTTGCTTCTGAAGTAGTTGAACTTAGGAAACATCATGCTGGTATAGCCTCAATTTTTCTCATCTTGTTTGACTTAAATTCACGTTCAATGTCTTCTAAAGCAAGCTCAAGTGTTCTAACTGAACACTGTTTCAACTGCTCATCATGCAAAGATAAAACAAGTTCAACCGCTTGAAGCTCTAAACCTGTAAATACAAAATTTTTCCCGCTTATTCCTCGTTGTGCCATTGCATAAATTGCATCTTGCGCTTCTCCAATCTCAGGTAGCCAATCTCTACCAAGTTGTCGTTTTGCCAAAGCCTCTGCACAATTTACCATCGTTATTAAGTTGTCAGTATGGTCTTTGTCTCCTCTACCTTCGCGAATCTCGTCAAAGGAAACGTGGTTCTTAATCATCAGCTTAGTTCCTGCGTCTGGAACTTCTGCGACTTTTTTGAATCCGCTGATTACCCATGTCAAAGCATCCATGCGAACGCCTTTAGGTTTGTATTTAGATCGTTTTTTCATTGATTGTTATTCCGTTTTCAGCACACCATGCCAGCAAAAACTCTACAAATTCGCTTGCCTGTTCTTTGCTGAAATTTCTTGTTTGATAGCCAAGTTGGACAATTCCAGTTCCATCAAGATTTGGAATGATTGGCGAATTCATAAAGCCAGTTTCACGCAAGTATTTATCGACCATCAGCCGTTTCCAGCTTTCAGCATCCCACTTGTGCCCCATGTGCTGCGCTTGCTTGGCAATATCACCAATGATTGCGTGATATTTTTCCTCTTGCTCACGGCTTTTGCTTGCGTCTTTGACTTCTAGCGTCAGCTTACGCCCTGCTGCCAATGCCGCCTTTACTTTAGGCCACAGGCTGTTCATTAGGGCAGACGCTTGCTGCTGGTCTATCAGGTCGTATCTCATTCCAAGTCGTTCGCTACAAGGGTTGCGTAACCAGCAATGTCGTGCCAATGGTCTAGATGATTTGGGTTGCCATTCAAGATACGGGCAATCTTGTGGCAAATCATATCCAAGGATTCACGCTGGTTTGCAGGCAGTTGTTTATAGTTAAAGTTTTCAAGCGTTCCCTTTAATTGCTGACTAATTTCAGCATGGCTATTAAAGTTTCCGTGTGTTTTTTGGCGTTGCTTCAATGTTTTTTCAATGCTCATTTGATTGCTCCAATAAATTTTAATGCTTCGTCAGGACTCTCTACAACGCCCAAGAAGGCACTTTTCCATTCCTCATGCCACTTCACTTGGTCTTCAGTTAATTTCCGCTGTGATGGCGGTTTCCTGCCATCCTTGACCTCAATAAGATAGAACGCGCCTTGGTATTGGCAAAGCAAGTCAGGTACGCCTTTGCCAATAGCCGCCAAAGATTGAACTTTAGCGCCAGCCGCCCGTAGCGCCGATGTAACTTGAGTTTGATTTGCATCTGTCTTAGCCGCAATTCTCATTTCACATCCAAAGGTAAAGTCACAACAGGCAAAGCCAACATAGTCTCTTTGGCGTATTCAAAGCCAAGGTCGTAAGCGTTGCTCATTGCGGTTACTGTGTTTTCATCGCATCCAACGCCTCGCAGCATTGCAATCATGTCTTCTTTGCTCATGTGTTCTTCTCCTCTCCCCAAGCCTTTGCAGCTTCTTCGCGTAGCTGCTTAATCAGGGCGTTCACTTCTTCCCAGTTTTGAAAGTATTGTGTGTAAAACGGGTCTCCACTCTGTCCAAATCCAACTACTGGCGGGTCAATAGGGCCTAGGTCATGGCTGCCCATACCACAAATACGGTCTTGCATAAATGCCTCGTGTAATTCGCCACCTTTACGAATTGCAGACAGTTCTTTGTCGTAGTATTGTTTTTGTTCTGGCGTCATGTGTTCTTCTCCTTGAGTTTGGCTTCGATGGCTCGGGCAAAAATACCAAGCATAGATGGAAGACGCACTGTTTCTTTGTCTACAGAAACCAACACATCCAACACCTCTCCGCCTGTCAGCCCAACCCATGTGCGCTGTTTACGCAAAGCACGAAGTATGTGTTGCATTGATGGTGAGTTCGTGAAGTCGCCTTCTTCAATCAATCTGTCTGCGTCTTCGTGCCAAACAAAGTCGCCTGTTGGTGTAACTTTTAAAATCTCGTGTGTCATGTCTTACTCCTAATGCCGTGGGCGGCTTCAATGGCTCGGGCAAATGTATATAGCCGTGTGCCATAGGCGTTAACACCTTCAAGGATTGCGCCTATCTCCTCATCCGTCAGCGGCTTGCGCTGTGGTGTGGTGGTGTAGAGTGGCCCAATCTTGGCGTTATGTGCAGCATCAACGCTGGCCCATTCCAACCTCATGGTTGCGCCGTGCGGTACAACACACGCCACAGGCTCCTGCTCTGGTTGTGCTGCTTTAGGCCAACCCTTTGGACATTCATCACGACCACAGGCTGTATCAATACAAGCCTCGCAACCAACGCATCGCTCCTGCTCTGGTTGTGCCAAGACTTCTTTGATGGCGGTGATGGCTTCAATAATTGAATCGGAAGGCCAATTTCGTGCGGAAGTTTCCAACGCCTCAAGCGCCAGCTTCAATGCTTCTGTTTGTGTTGTCATAGTGGAGCCTCTGGAATCTGTGCGCGTTGTTGTTGCGCGTATTCTTTGATTTGTTTTGCAGTCCAAGGAACTGCGCCTGTTGCTGGTGGAAAAGGAAAGTTATTCATAATCATCATTTTCCTTGTCTGAAGGCTCGATGCCAGTTCCGTGGCATTTGCGGCAAGCTGCACCGTCATAGTCGCCTTCACCGCATCCATTGCACCAACTACATTCTTGTTCTTCGTCATCTTCCATCACGCACTCGATGCAAGAGCAATGTGAAGTTCCGCAGTTTTGTGGTTTGTTCATTTGGTCACCTCTGCGTCAACAATGCGAATCAAGGCGGCAATCATGTCCTTGGCTTGGCTTTTGGTCAGCGTAACGTGGCAACGGGCTGATTCCAGCACCATGCTGACCCATACTTCATCACCATGTGCATCAATGTTGATGTGGCGGCGCTTGCGTGTCGTTTCAATGCGTGTGTCGAGTTCCATTTCATAGCCTTTCATTTACGTTCATCTAGTCTTTCTCGTACCGCTTCAATCAATCCTTTGAAAATGCCAGAAGGGTCTTCCTCAAGTTCCTCTGCCCGTTTCTTGGCATAAGCAATCCAGCCCTTCTGTAAAGCCATCTTTGTTAGATGCTCCACTTGTTGCTCGAATACTTGGTTGAAATCCATCTATATCGCCTGTCAGTTCAAGTGCTTTGTTGATTGTGTCTAGATTATAAGACAGATTATCCTTGATTCCATCAAGAATTTGGATTGCCTGAAAATAATTCACTTGTAGTCTTCCTCAGCCATTTGGCAAAAAATAGAACATTCAATGTTTTGCTCGGTTGGGTAATGGCCATCCGTAGGTTGTAGTTCGTCAAGGTAACGGTCTTTAAACACCGTTTGACCCTTAAAACGCTCCAACTTAGCCATGCGGTCAAAGTGTTCAGGAAAGTCCACCTTAATCTTGTTCCAGTACCCCATGCCACCTTTTACGCAACCAATGCAGTTGTTGTTGTGGTAACCAAGGCGATACATATCGGGCAATTCAATGTTGGCATTTCGCAACATAGCCAAACAATCTTCTTTTGACAAACCCTTGTCAATGAGCGGTGTCCAAATGTCCACATCATTGTTTGCGTCAATAAATCTGTCTAATCGGGCTTGTTCTTCAGCCGTGTAACCAAACACTTGGCGGTCGGTAGCTTCCTCAAACCGCTGACGTACCTGTTTTTTTAATGCTCTTGTGCAAGGCGCGCCTTTTGGGGTTCGAATGTAGTTTTTCTCAAACACCCGATAAATTGAGCCTTCGTAAAAGTCATTACGCAAGATTTGGATTTTTTGACCAAACCAAGCCTCACAATCTTTTAAAAATCGCTTGTTGTCTGGGTGTTCTTCTGCCACTTCGGTGTAAGCAATGATTAAAGGCAACTTGCCGGCATTTTCAGCAATGGCAAGTTTTGTAGCAACTGCGCTTGCGGCTCCGCAACTAAACCAACATACGATTCTCATAATTAGCCTTTTTCTCGGATTGCTTTAACAATATCTGGCAAATATGGAGTTTCCATATCAGTGAACAGGTCTACAACACGTTCTTCTACCGCCTCACGTTCTTTAGCTGCTACCAGTTTGGCTAAAGTTTCAAGATTCTTTTTACAAAGAGTTCCGTACAGCTCAATAATTTCATCTTGTTTCATGCTTGCACCCCTTTACGCAACTCTGCCAATTTAGCCAATGTCTCCAAAGATGGTGGCACAGCCTTTTTTCGGTCTTCCTCAATCTTCCGCAACGCAGCGTCTTGGTTTGGCGGTGGTGGCGTAGTGATGTGCGCTACATCGTATTTGTTGGCAAAAGGCTGGCGCTCGTTAATTTCAAAAACATCCTGCCAGTTGCTTGTAATTGACTTCTCAAGAACAGCCTGAATGTTTTGCCCATTTGCACGAAAACGGTCAAGTTTTTTAATCAACAGGTCAACAGCATGGTCAGTTGGTACGCGCTTCATTTTCTTTCGCATAGCCAAAAACGCTTGCCAAGTTTCCAATGGCATCCAATCTGGCAAAACAATAGCGGTAGCGCCCTTTGTCTCTTTATTTGTCTCTGCCTCTTTCTCTGTCTCTAGACTATCAGTTTGATATTGCTCTGATATCGCGTTGATATCATCTTGTTCCAGCCAATGAGACAGCTTGTTTAAGCAATCAATAGTTTGCTTTTCTGTCATTCTTAGGCGAAATGCAAGAGTTTTTGAGTTTGGCAAACGACCATCATCTTCGCTAGCAATCAGCCAGCACATGACTAGAACTTTGCTTGCAAGCGGGTCTAGTTCGTACCATTCCATATCATCAAGAACGTCACGATACAACTTAACCCACGGTGGTTTCCTGTCTTTAAAGTGTTGGAACTTTGACCAGTTTTTTATCTTCATTTTCAACCCAAAAAAAAGGGGCTACACCTGCTGTCTCACCCTTGCGGATGTTGGCGGACTGGCTCAGTACCAGCAGACAGCATGTGTAACCCCACTGAGAAACGCCGCCAAGCGTCTTTCGGAAATCATATCACACTTGTTTTACAAATATTCCTTGCTCATTCATAAAACCTTTGCGATCTTTGATTTGCTCGTAAGCGTGAGCCAAGCAGTCAGTCAGGTTTACGTCAAGCAAAGCACAGACGTTGATTAGGCAAACTACAGTATCGCCAACCGCATCAATTGATTCATTCAAATCTTGCTTTTCTAAGCCTTCTTTGAGTTCATCCAATTCCTCTAGTGCTTTTTTCCATTGAGCGCCTGGTGTGCTGTTCGGAATGATCTTTCGGGCTTCTGACCAACGAATGACCTTCAGTTCTGTTTCTGCGTAACTCATTAGAAGCAGCTCGTAGTGCATTGTTGACCGTTGCCATAGCAGCTTGTTGTACAAGTTACTGTGCGACCGTTTTGAATGTAGGTGTGTGTTGACATTTGTGCGCTGGCGCTGAGTGCCAGGGTTGCCAAGATGATTGCGATTGCTTTTTTCATTTGAGTTCCTTAAAAAGTTTAGGATGAAGCGCCTTGAGTTGCCAGACGCGAGATTTTGGGATGCCGTCACGCTTCCACAACCATACAGCCCCACGACTTACGCCAAGAAGCCTTGCAAGCTCACTCTGTGAACCTACCTTGTTGATAATGTTTTGAATGTCCATGATTGCAGTGTATAGATAAATTGACAGAAATACAACACTTAGAAAAATATTTTTTGATTTGTTGGTTTTTTGCTGTCTAGTTTGCTATATTACATACATCCCGCAGCGCAACGCAAACGGTACTTTAGGAAATCAAATGAAACTCAACGACACAACCCGCACCTACCCCCGCACGATGCAAGAAGCCTACCCAAACACGGTTGATGCTATTGAAGCTCGTAATCGTTGGGAATGGCTTGAAGGCCATCGCTCAGACGCAGCCGAACAAGCTGAATTCTGGGTTTATATCGCCTGCGCCTTTGCCGCTGGATTTGTAGTCTCTCAACTTTGGGGTTAATCATGAAAAACATTGCATCCGCTTTGGTCAAAGCACAGAAAGCCTTTGGCCCTGCTTTAAAGACCTCTACAAACCCTCATTTTCGTTCTAAGTATGCAGACCTCTCCGCTTGCGTTGAAGCTGTCATTGACGCTTTAAACAACAATGGCATCTTCCTTTTGCAAAAGAACTACGACTGCGCCGATGGCATTATGTGCGAGACAGTATTTGTCCATGAGTCTGGCGAGATGTTGGAGTGTGGCATTGTTCACTTTCCAGCGGTAAAGAAAGACCCACAAGGCTACGCTTCTGCGCTTACTTATGCTAGGCGCTACTCTTTGATGGCAGCTTGTGGCATTGCACCAGAAGATGATGATGGCAACAAAGCAAGCCGCCAGCCAGTAGCAGAAGCAAAGCCAACACTAGACGCTAAACGTCTGCAAGGCGCTATTGAGAAGA